AGGCAATGACCAAGCAGATGATCGATTATTGCGCGAGTGCCGATATCAACTATTCGGTTCGGGATATTGATTTTACAGTTTCGATTGCGGGTGAGGAGTATACGATTCGGCGTTCTGGTCTTCGTAATTGGAAGTGCACGCACAACGGTGTTGTGACCGTGTTCAAGTCTCAGTTCGAGGTTATTTCTTGGTTGGATTCGCGGTGGTGATCGTGGTTGATGGATTTTGTGGGGAGGTGACACAGTTTGAAGCCCTATTCAAAAAGATTGCTCGACTATTTTTATAGTTCGGGTATGCGCTGTGGCATTACACTTGATTCTATGTGGTTTAATATGCATGGCCACTTTGTCACTATAAATCGTTTATCATATAAATCATGGGAGGTTTATTATCTATCCCATACCTACAGGTTTTGCAGTCAAGGAGAAATGCTTGAATGGATCGAGAATCAAAGGAGGTACGGGGAATGATTGATCTTAATGAAGTAAAGCGCATCCTTCGTAGCTATGGTATGAAAGAGGAGTACACCGCCGGGGAAGGGGGCGGAGCCAATATTCTTTATTGTGGCTCAATTGCTTTTCGTTTGATCAATGAATACACATATGAGTGGTGGCCTCATTATCTTCAGTCTTCGGGCACTATTGTGGTTTGCGATTCGATTGAGGACGCTTTGCTTAACATTCTGAGCGAGGGTTTGATCGCTTTAAATCGCGCTAAATACTCACAGCATCAATGAATCTAGCTATGGTTATTCTAATTAGTGACGTGGCAGAGCATTTCAATTGCTCTACAGCTTCGGCGGCTAAGATCGCGCAGTGTCTCATGAAATCGCATGATGCCACCATGGCGGCTAAGGGGGTTGTTGATTTTAAGTTTTGCGGTGTTCTATATACTTTGAGCAGGTCAAGGGGTGAGTGGGTTATGGTTCGATCTACTGTTACGCGAAGCACTGATCTTGATGATGTGCTGTAGCGGCAAAGAAATAGCCCCAGCTACAACTGTAGCTGGGGCTATTTCTTTGCCGTTCAGTCCGTTTTAATGGCGCTTTCTTTGACGGCGGCGATGACGGCGCTGGTCTGTGTGGCGACGTCGGTCTTGGTGGCGAGTCCTCCGAAGCATGCTACGAAGTGCTGCCAGGATTCCTGTACGAGGACGGTGAAGTCCTCTGCGCTGATTTCGGTGGGTCGGAGTCCTGCGCGGTAGTAGCGGTCGGCCTGCTCTTGGCTGATGCCCATGGCTCCGAGGCCGTAGGGGATGAGTGCGTATCCGTAGGAGTCTCCGAAGTTTACGCGGATGAACATAAGGATTCCTTCCGTAAGTGTTGCGATGGGGGTCGGTTCTGGCTCGGGTTCGGGAGCCTGTGCATAGTTGTCGATTGGGGGTCGGAGGATGTAGTCGGCTCCGAATTCGTAGATTGGTGTTTGGCGGACCTGTTCGTCGATGGGTACGTCGTCTGAGTACGCTTCGTAGCAGGTTCCTTCGTAGCCGATGACGACGACGTGCCCTCCGCGCCATGCGTTGGCGGGTCGGATGACGACGTCGCCGGGCTGCATGGCGTCCCATGAGTAGTCGTAGCAGGCCCATCCCGCTGAGGTGAATGCTGGGACCATGTCGCCGGTGTACCAGGCCCCTCCGGTGGGGTATCCGGCCTGTTGGGCGGCGATGATGGTCATGGAGCTGCAGTCCATGTAGGTGGGGGATGCGGGGTTGTCGAAGCCCTCTTGGCGCATTTCCTGACTGTATAGGACGTTTATTCCGTTGCAGTAGAAATTGCACCACCATAGGAAGTTGTCTAGGCGTGTCATTCATTTCTCCTGGCGGGGTACGTTTCCTGCGGCTACTCCGAGTACGGCGCTTATGATGAAGTTGATTGCCGCGATTTTGTTTCCGTCGAGGATTCCGAATACTCCTAGTGCGAAGCTAATGGCGAAGAAAACACTGTAGAGCCAGAGTCGGAATTGGGGTGTTCCCATGAATGTTGGGGGCTGGGGGTTTTCGTGCTCACCCATTTTGTTTGCTCCTTAGGTAGCCGATGATTTCTGCTAGTTGACGGTTTTGGGCGTCTATGGAAGAGTTTCCGTGGTTGGGTTTGACGTGGTATTGGATGTCAGCGATTTTGTTCTCTATGTCGTCCAGTCGGGCTAGGACGCCCGGTTTGGAGTCAGTCCCCTCCCACACTACTAGCATAGCATTTAGATGGTCTAGAAAACGAGTGACGCGCATCACAGCGCGTCCGATGATTGCGATTAGAGTGGTCACACCGAGAATTACAGCGACGTCAATGGTTTGAATTGGAATGTTAATCATCGCACGAAAATTTCTGCGAACATGTTTCGAGTTTCGGGACTATCGCTGAACAGCCGCCCTTTCCGATATGTAGTGCGCATGATAGTCAATACCTTGTCCCCATATAGAAGCAGCCTTTCACCCTCTCGCAGGTCCTTGACTTTATATGCCCATTGTACCAAAGGTCCCTTGGGCTGCCTTTTTTGCGCGAACCATGTGCCGCCGTCGATCCAGATGGATACGTTTCCCTGCTCTGTGCGTAGGGAGAACATGTATTTTGCCCTGCCGCTCTTCTTCATGACGTAGTCGTCGTAATTGTCGGCGAATTCATTGCCGATGGCGTAGTCCGCATAGTCTTCGGCGTAATTGACGACGAAGCTCCCGAATCGCGTGCGGGCGACTTCGGATTGGAATTGCTCACTGTCTACGAAATCGGTGACGATGAATCCGTCGGCGTGACGGGATGTGCCCTGTTTCGGTTCGATGTGGAATCGAATGAAGTAGGGGTTCATGATGCTGACCGAGTTTGAGAGCATGAGGCAGCGCACACGGTCCTGGTATCGGTCCACGGTGGAGTAGAAGTCCATGAAGACTTTTGCTTCATCGGATAGGTACCGTAGCGATCCTTTATCGATGATGAATTCATCGAAGATAATGGTGCGCACCTTTGGGTAGGCAATCGATTTGTTCGCCTGCGCAGTCGAGAGGGGGATGAAATAACCGATGGTTTCCCAACGCTTCCCCACCTTGCGCTGTGCGAATTGGCCTTCGACACGGAATTCTTCGTCCGGGAATTCGTCTGCAATGTCGGCGAAGAATGACGCGCGTCCTTTGAGCTCTGTTCTGTAGCGGCGCAGGTAAATGAATTGCTGCCCTTTGTTGATGGCGTTTTTTATGACGATTTTCTTGGCCCCGTAGGTTTTACCCAAACCGCGGGCACCCATGATCATGTTGAATACTCCCCCATAGGAGAGCACGTTCGAGAAGCTATAGTAGCTGAATTTCTTTTTAGTCATATTATTTACTACTGACCGTGACGCCTAACCGTCCACCACACCGCTTTACCGAGCATACCAATAGGATTAATATGCGGACCATTGCCGGGCCCACCGTGTCCAATAGTGTGCCCAGAATCGACGTACATTTCAACGTGATCCGTATGGGGGTAACCCCCACTCCACGACATAACAATAATATCCCCCGGTTTACAGAGAGATTTTTGGGCATCGCTCATATTGCCGCTGCCGCGCTCAATGACGGCTTTCCCCCGGAAATATTGGTCACCGGTCCACGTGCCCACTTCGAGCCCTGACGTGTCCCTATACGCTCTCCAGATGGTGCCACTGCAGTCGCTGAAACCGGAGCGGTCGGGATCGAGCCTGCCCGGGGCCTGCATGTAGCTGAATTTCATTATCCGGGATTTCATCCATTCAACGGCCTTGGCCCCGGCGGAGCCGCCACCCCCTCCGGGGGTGCCGCCCCCGCCGGGGTTCACGATGAACGTTTGGTTCTGCACATCCATTTGGACGGAGCGCTTGGGGAGCCTCCCCCGCCAGGTGTTGTACCCCCCTGTGGGGTACATGAAGACGTTGGCCTCGTCCGTGCGGATGAGGGGGTTGCCGGAGTCGTCGGCGGTGAGTGTCATGGCGACTTCGGGGATATCGATGCTCTGTTTGCCGTATTGCGTGATGACACCGCCGTTCCCGGGAGTGACCGTGGCGTCGAAAGCCGTCGATCCAACGCCGGATGTGTCACCGGATTTGATGATTGCGAGCGCCTGGCCGTACCGGTTCCGGTAGCGGCCGAGCACGCCGTTGGCCATGATGGCGCTATACATTTGGTCTAGAGTCAGTGCACCGCCGTTGCGGTTGAGGATGCGCAGGGCCTCGCGGGGGGATTGGTGGTAGGCGCACGCCCACATGATGAATGCCTCCGTGTTGGACTCGTGGTCGAGCCCGTATTGCTTGGCGGTTGCGGTGTATCCCTCTAAATCGGTTACCAGCTGTTTATCCTGCAGGGCGGCTGCCTTAGCGAGGAGCGGCTTGATCCATCCATCGCCTTCATCGCGACCCAGATAGAATGTGCTCCAGTTCGGGGAATCCTTACCCCATTGCCGTATCTGCTGACGCAGTCTCCCATTGGCGTGCGGCTGTGCGTCGGCGGGGTGCACGCGGAACATGGTGTCCAGTAGATTGATGGCGCGCGATCCGAACCACTGGGCAATCCCGACGGTAATCGGATCGTTGTAATTGATTGCGTCGTATTTAAGCGACGACTCAACCGTGCCGATCACTTTAATAGCGATTCTTTTGTTTTTAGTGTCCCAAGCCATCGATCGGTCCTCCTGCCACAATTGTAGCAGGAGGGCCGTTCGGCTCACCACACTGAATATGATGCCTCGATGAAGTAGTTCGTATTGGGCACGCACTTGGTAACATTACCGAAAACACCGGAGCTCGTTACGCGGAAAAACGCCGACTCTCGGAACCCGCTGAATCCATCGAACAGAACCTCTCCCGCAGGCCTCGCCCAACTGGGGAACCACCATAGATTCGTGTCGATGGGCGTTTCCGCTTTTACAGCGAAGTTCCCCGAAACAGTGACTCTATCGAATTCCCTCTTAACCCACAGATTCTTCATGGAGGACTTGATCGGCGCATTGGCATCTTCACCGAACCTCTCGAGGTTCGTCCATCCGAGATTGCGCCACCCATCACCGCCGTTGAGCCATGAGATGGTGTAGTTGGCGGCGCGCTCATACCCTTCATCGGTGAGGTGGACCTCGTCGTTGCCCTTGATCCAATTGTGCCCCGCGTCGCCAGACTCCCAGAACCACGACTTCGAGCCGTTGCAGACGAGGGGCTTCAGGTCGGCGAAGGCCTCAGCGAATTCGTTGGTCCGCATGGCAACCGATCTACCTGTTTCCTTTGAAATGTTCAGGGTGGACCTATTGAGGATGACGGGTATGCAGATCACCTTGGCGTTGGGCCAATTGGATTTCACGAAATTCGCGCACTCTGCGGCGGTATCGCTGATGGACTGCCCCAGCCGGATATCATTGAGCATGCATACGAAGGACACGCACTCAATCTTATCCATGTACCCGCCCTGGATCGCTTGATTTTTGGCCGTGTTGAGCTGATTGATGTACGCCCCCGTCCACCCCTTATAGAAGGCAGCGCCCCCGATGGCGTGATTGTGGGGTGTGTAACCCTGCTCTGTTAGAACTCGATTGAACCAAGGGTATGTGGCGTTGGAATTACCGATGATAATTCCATGGGGATTTTTCCTGAGAATGTACCGCGAATCGCTCTCCGTTTTTGTGTAATGAGTCCTTAGAATATCGTTTACATTGTTCTCACTTGCCTTGAACTTAGTGGTGATCTGACTTGAAAATTCCTCAAAAGCCTTAGTCGTAATTACCCGATGGGTATTGCCATTCATCATAACATGATTTAGAGCGCCATCGGCGACGTTGGTGTCCCCGACACGGTATTGAGTTGGCGTAACGGCAACCGCGATCAATTTAGCGCGGAATTCTTTAATGGTAGTGAGGACTTCCGTTCGCTTTGCTTCAATCTCTTTATTCCAACCGTCATGGGTTCTCTCCATTTCGGCAATAAAGGAGGTGACTTTTTCGTTGAGATCCTTAATGATTCTGTCTTGCTCTTCACCGAATTTACCGATATATTCGATAGAATCCACGACGGCGCCCCGGATGCGCTCAAGCACTTCAAGGTAGGTGAGCCCATCGCGATAGGTGAAAGGGGTGACGTTGTTTACGGACCTGTCGCGAACCCTCCATAGCGCGCGGTCGATGGAGTTGATGATGTTATCGATGTCAGCCATAATATCCTCCGTAAATAGGGTTATAGGTTAGGGGTCGGTCAACGTCCCACACCCCTAGGAAGAGCTCACGCAATTCCTCAATGATGAAATTATCGACGTTAATCAGTGTAGAGCGGTACTGCGCGATCATCTGAGCTTTACTGCCCCGCTGTTTAGAGCGACTACTCTGATTGTTGTCGTACTCGTTGCGATTTTGACTGTTCGAAGACGACGTTGATTTAGATTTATTTGTTGTTTCGTTCGTCGCGTCGGACATGGACGACGCATAATCAGAATTGCCGGACAGGCGTGTCTGAGGAGTGTCTGAAGCGACTGTGCGACCCTTCGACCCCGTAGACCCACTGCCATCGCTGGACTGACTATTGGTGCCGTTAGAGTTGCTGTTCCCCCACTGGCGAGTGTCATTCTCGGAGATTCCGCCGTCGAGCGGGTCGGTGTTCTCCAGCTCTGCAAGGTACATGCGATTGTAGCGGGGCATAATAAGGTCCATCTTGAGCTCAAGGCGCCAGATGAAAATATCGATCGTCTCATGCCCGATCTCATTCAACCAGAACTCACGGCGGATACGATCATTGAGTGTTCTACGGTAGTCCTCATTGAAAATCGGGTAAGTGTCCAATCCCCAATGGCCTTTAGTAATACGATCGACGTCCTTAAGCCTGATCGTGTGCGTTGCCATCCTCACCGCCGCCGTTCTGAAGAAGGTTATTAGCTGCCAAGTAATCATTCATGTCAGGATTAGCGTTATCGTCGATAGCCCAAGTGCACGACACCTCAAGCCCGGGGAACATGCGATTGATCTGTTCGCACGCCAATTCTCGGGGTTTCATGAACTGCTCGCGCGACGCCAAAACCTGACCGGTATTGGCGCCCGCCTCGGCGACCACCATGCGCTCGCGCTTATTGGAATCAATGTTCATTATTCCAAGCATCGTGAGGCCCTCTCCCCAGATGCGCGTTTTCGATTCCATGTGCTTAACGGAGGAGACCGCGCCGGTACCGGCGTTCTGGTTGAGCGGGAAAACTCCGATCGTCTGGGCGAGATTCTCCATCGCAAGATTTTCCGTGCCCCAAACGACGGGCTCTCCATCGTAAATCTTGCTCATTATGTTGGCGATCGTGCTTCGCTGGTCATTGCTGCAGGCGACGATCATAGGGTTGCGCTCGTTGAGCAAATCGATCTCGATGGTGCGATCCACGATAGCGAGGCGCTCTGAATATACTTTAATGATCTGCGAATCCGGAATACGCGTTTGGTTGCCCCAAATGACCACGCACTCATCTATCCCAACCTCACGGGAGTAAATCCCGTTCCGAGTTATCCTAAAAGAGATTGGATTATCCTGGATGTCCAGTATGCCGGTCGGCGTAGCGGGCATGCACATAAACATTTCAAAGAACGTGTCGTAGTAGAAAACGGCGAAACCATTGTCTAACAATGTGGCTTCAACGAACCGAGGGTCAATACCATTGGGCAACCCCTCCCACGTAAAGCGCGACATGCACTTACCCCGCAACTGGGACCAGTACATATGCTGCAGCTGTGTTTGGCGAATCTCAGACGACGAGCCAACGACAGCGGTCGGCTTATCGTAAAACTCTTGTTTAACAAAATCAGCCCGCTTGCTCACCCAACCACACCACCTTATTCCTATCGATCCGGTTCTTACGCACGTTAGCTGTACCAATCATACCAGGGGCCTTCCACACAGTCACACCCTTCTCGAAAATCCCCCGAATAGTGCCCTTGAACGTTTCGGGCATATCCGCGCGCTCAAGGTAGCACTCCGTCAACTTCCAGTACGTGAAATGAGACATAAGGGATAGATAGGAAATCCTCACCCACGTATTCATCGCATAGCCGTAGCGCAGCCAATATTCGCCAAGGCGCGTCATGGCATTGCGCGACACCTGCCTCACCCGACAATCCAAATGCAGACCGTACGCAGCCATCGGAGTGATCGTCCCCTGCGTCTGCCCGATCACCGACGGGGGGATGACCTGAGTGTCCTGAACCTGTGCGTTGATGGACGCCACGGCGTTCTCATAATCTCCGTTGGCGGAGAATTGGGCGAGCTCATTGTTCGTATCCCTCACAGCCCGCTGCTGCGTCTGAGAGATCTGCGACGCGCCCGACGTCAGTTGATTCTGAATATGGGCCTGGGACTGGGCCTGCGAATTCGAGATCATCGCGTTCACGCCCGCCGTCGCCGCCTGACCGAGCCCGGCCCCGACCGCCTGCCCGTTGAGTCCCACAATGCCGCCAAGCGCAGTCATCCCACCCTGCACGGCCTGCACGGTCGCACGCATGCCGTTATACCGCGACTGACTGTCCGCGTTGGCCGACGCACCCCACATCGTGTTCTCCGCGCCCGCCTGAGTCGCCGCGATCCCGGCGTTCGCAATGTCCCGGCTGGCGGTCGCCGCGCGCTGCGCGCGCCGCTGCTGCCACCGAGCGCCGCTGTACTGCTGGGCGATCGTGTGGGCGTTGGATGCCAGATTGTTGAGGGCGGAATTATTCAGCACAGCGAAAGTGGGCAAACTTTGGTACCCCGTAGTGGCGTCGAGCTCCTCACCGCCGATGCCCTTCCAGGTCGACCGATCGACGTCGATGACATCGGCGCCTTCGAGGTGGTTGTGCCAGTTGATGGAGAAAAGAATCTGGGGGTTGGGCGGAGCGATATGCGCCCACATGGTCGCGCCTATCTTTTCAGAATCAATGGATTCGGGGGCGACTTCGAGGGGATTGCCCGTGTAGGTAGTGAACTCCAGAACGCAATAGGGGGAGGTCACGAACTTCTTGAGCTCATAGAAATCCGGGGAAAGCATGCGCATGCACGCGTCACGGAAATCCTCGTGAGTCATATAAAAAGTTTTCTTATTGTTAATGGACTTAGGTGTGCGCCACGAACCGCCACCAAGAACAACCGACCTCGTGCTCTCATCTCCAAAAATGCCCTTAGGCACAAGGCACACAGAGCCGATACCCTGGCTGATCCAAGGATAGGACGACAGATACTCCATTCCGGCGAAGAAGCCGTCCGCCGTCGTCGCCCAAATATCCACAGCATTCGGAAGGCCTTCAAGAGAAGAACCGATGGCCATAGACACACTGGGATTTTGCTTGTCCCCATACGGGGCATCGAGCTTGATCGTCGAAGTTACGAGCACATCATAATTCTTATTCGCGGTATCGCCCAAAACCTTACGGTAGGCGCGCGTCACAAGATGCTGCCCGCCGAGATCAATGCCCTCTGGCTGCTGCAGCCATTTACGCCCGTATTCCTCAAAACTATTTTTGGCGGCAATCCCCATATGGCCGCGCTCAAGATAAGCGCGACCAAACTTAACGCGACTGTAATATGTGGTCCACACATCGAGCTGCAGGATGAGCTGCGTCGTACTGGGGTTAATGTACTGGACGTCAGTAATGAAATAGAAGAAAACCGTAGGACGGTAGTCCGCAGTGAAGGCGGTGGACGGCCTACCGGGATTAGTCACCATCAAATAGTTGAACTGTGTAGCCCTAGAGAACGGGGTAGGAATACGAATAGGGCGTCCCTGAGCCAGATAGGTCATAGACTCGAGCATAATCGTCTGAGAGTACTCAAACGACTCCACATAATTCTTAGGATTACCGTACTCCGTCCAATCGATAATATCCCTGTATGTATTATCGAAAGGAACGTTGACCATGCGCACCACACTCCCGGGTGACCACACCGAATAATCGAAGGACAGGCCCGCCGAAGTCTCCTCGGGCAAATCATTTATCTGGGACAAAACACAACACCAATCACTAAATCGACCACCCCACCACTCCCAAGAGTGGTGGGGTGGCTACCCAATCTGATCCCTGTGATTAAAGCATACTACTTAGTGATCTGGACGTCAATCTCCTTATTCACGGGCTTGTTACCGTCCTTGCCCTTAGTCCACACATTCACGCCCACGCGGATGTAGGCGGGCGGCTCATCGATATCAACGGTCAGCACACCGTCATTGTCGATCGAGGTCCCCTTGTGCTTCACATTCTTCACATACCAATCGGTGGCGTAGCCACTGCCCGCGGGCTTGGTCTTCCAGTCGATCTCCGCCTGAGCGACACTCCCGGGCTTGAAGATGGTCCGGCTCTGACCGCTCTTGTCGCGAAGAATGATGTTATTGATCTCCGAATTCGTCTCCTCCGGGGGCACAACGATCGTTGTATTCTCCCGAGTCCCGAAGGCAACAGCCGGAACCATCGCGGAAACACTCAGGATGCCCCAGTGATGGAGGAAGAAATTGTCGTAAAGGCCCTCGGGGTTGGAGATGCTCCGGTTCTCCAGGAGCACGTCCTTGATGAGGAGGAAATCCTTCGTCGTGAGAATCGCAGACGTATCCGTCAACTGCAACGACTCATTGGGGATCGTAATGATGTGCGATGGCGCCTCAGCGTCGACCCGGTTGAACGCGGCGGCAAGGGACGTCACATCGATATTCGCCTTGAACTCGGGCGTAGTGATGATCACCAGGTCCTCGGGGCGCGCATACGAATGCACGCCGTAGTGATTGAAGGCGGGGGTGGGGTACCGCATCTTGTCCGCCATAATGCGTAGGGCCTTGAGCGCGCTGTCCGTAGAGTTCTTATCCGATACGAGGGCGTTCATGTCGGGAATCTTCACACGGTGGAAACCCCACTTCGTGTCATACTCACGGAAAAGAGAGCAAACCGTGAGGAACTCGCTCCACTCATCCGACGATGCGGGAACGGACATGATCGCCGAGAGCATCTCAGACAGACCCGAGTCGCTCAGAAAAGCACGACGAATAACATTCTCGTTGATCGTAATCTTGAACTTTTCCTTACGATTGATCTTGTGGAACGCAGAATACACGGGCGGGCGGGCCTGGCCGAAGATATCGGACTCAAGATAATCCCGATCCTCGTTGTAGACGGTGGGCTTAACCAGGTCGACATGCACCTCTTCGATGGTGTCGCCGAAATTAAGCATGCCCTGCTTGAAAATTGCAAGCGGATTCTTCCACACAATATCCCGCACAAGAGTGGAGCCGATGCGGTTCACGAGAGCGCGGAGGAACTCATTGCGGGAGATGTCGTCCGACATAATTCCCGCAATAGTGTCCTTGATGTTCCCCTTAGTGGCCTCGGGGACCATCTCCTGGTAGTCCCGGCGGGCGTCGCTGCGCACCGCATTCAGAATATCCACATTATTGACGTCGTCACGGAGCTTAGGCATAATCCCTATCCTTACTTAAAAAGATCGTTAATTGACTTCGGTTTCCAGTTCCCGTCGGGAACCTTCGAATCCGGAGAATCGCCGGAAGAAAACAGACCGGTTAAACCGGAAAGAGTCTTCGCGGTATCCTTAACCGCATCCGTATCAATCCCCATCCCCTTAATAGTAGCACGACCGGCATCCTTAGCGGCAGTCCCACCGAGCTCCGCAGCCGCACCGCCGATTTCACCGATGCCCGACACAACCGACTTCACATCATTCGCCGTCGAATTCACAGCCCCATGGACATCGGCCGGTGTCATCTCCTTGGATGCGGGCACGTCATCCCCCGCATAGGGATTATTCACCTCCCGCTCCGTCGGAGTCAGCATAGAATCCATGCGCCCCTCGAGTTCATTCTGAAGTGCTGCGACCTTCTCGCCGAAAACATCGGTGAGGTGCTTCCACGCGGCCTTAGTGTCCTTGAAGGGATCATCGTCGTCCTTCTCAGGATTGGGGTCCCCGCCGTACAGGTTCCTGTCCGACGGCGAAACGGCTTTATTGTCGCCGTCGGAATCGCCCGGATCGTAAACCTCGACCTTGGGGACCCCCGCCTCCTCCTTCTGGCCGTCCGACATGCTCAGGCGGCGGCGGTTGAGCTCCTGAGCCCGCTCCTGCTGATACTTCGGATCGGCAAGCTTATCGTTATCGACACCAGTTACGGGTAACTGATCTTTGGGTGCCTTGGTTTTCTTATTCTTTTCGATCTGTTCCTGAGAGCGCTTAGCGTCCTCAGCGACATTCCCCGTACCCTTAGCGTTGGGCATTGCTCCTCCAGATAAGCGAATAGGCCACACAATACTGTGCGGCCTATTCTATCACCCAATACGGGCTAGCGCTATTAAAACTTGTGAGGTCGTTCCGCCGAGGGCCTTATCACGGGTTCACAATCCTCGGCGGGTTAATAGTCACTCTGCCCGCTTGGGAGTATGCTTGGCGATATACTCAACGATCGCCTCTGTAACCAACTCGTCCTTTTCCTTGCGAAGTTCCCAACGGACGTCCTCGATCTCATTTACGAGAGACTTCGGGATGCGAAAGCGAACAACCGTGTGGGTGCTAACGGGGCGTGCCATAGCGCGTTATCCTTTCAAACTTTAAGTGTAAACGTTGTATCCCTGAGGACCACACCCCCAGGAACTCGTGTTGGTATGAGTTTACCATTCCATTGGCCACCGTGCAACATATCGTCCATGCTTAACTGTGAGGCGATATTTCTGGGTAATCCCGCGATATGGACGTCCAGCGCGCCATCGATCTCCTCAGCATATTGTTTTGCACGCACATACACGGCTCTACTGAAATTACTCTCATGCTTCCAGGCGCCGAGCTCAACGGGATCGACATTGAGTGTGCCGGGTGGCTCTGTTATACCTACCAGGTGCAGTGAGTCGGTATCGGCGTAAGCGAAATCATCGAAATTATCCTGTGCTGCACTAATCGTTTTCTGTCGAGCATAGGCGGTAATAAAAACTCCCATAGGGGTGTAGACGGGATCGCGCATTTCTGTCTCATTTAAAACTAGTGAAACTGCGCCATCTTTAATTATTGGGCGCTTGCCGGTGATGTCAGGATTAGTCGCGAATTTCCCATACAAACTATTCAAATGGAGTTTCGCGATTTGCCTGAGCCCGCCCGTAGATGTCTTTTTAATTTCCATAAAGCTATCAACATACTTATCGAAGAAGCCATGACTGCCCCTAAACTCAAATGTGCCATTCCATGACAGAATATTTATATTATAATGTTTTTGCCAGAGCTCAATATCTACGTTGGTTGCATTAACTGTTGTGGGCTCCTTGATCTCAGATATGTATTCTGTGGGGTTAAATGAAAGGTTCTTTTTAATCTGAATGCAGGGAATATGATTTTTCTTCAACTTCGCAGTAAAAGTAATGGAGGAAATATAAAGGGGGTAATTACCCAAAGGCGCCCCCTCGCGATAGACGGGCTCTCCATAGGGCAAAAGACAATGCCGCATAACCGAGGGATACAGAGAATTGACATCATAAACAGAGCCCGGACCGACAATCCTATGAGAAAATCTAGGATTAGCGTATGTAAAACCTCCGCGATACGCTTTGCGAATCTCGCTATCGATCTCGGGGGAGAGGATCGGGAAGCGCCTGGTGAACTGTTTCCCAACCATTCGCTTATATGTAGCGAGGGAGTCAGCGCCGACGGTGAGCTTCGTCATTCTCTCCTGGAACTGGATTTCAAGCGCCTGCGCAATGATCGCCACATCATTTCTCTGGTACCTCCTCTCCTGCTCAGTGGGAATATATCCGATGGGTCGGGGCTTGTTATAATCGATTTCAAGCTTCTGGTCATGTAGATTGAAGGCCTTTGCGATACTGGCAACCGACATCGGTAATTTCTTGTACGAATCACGGAATTCAATTCTGTAACCCGTATCGAAAACCACTGTTATAGAATAAAATTTCCCCATCCTAGAAATAAGGGAAGTGAACTCTTTGTATCCGGGATTCTCTTTTACCCACACATAACCATTCTTGAGAAGCCAATCGATGATAAACACACCATCAAAAGCAAGATTATGAAAATACACATGAGACGCACGCTGAGACACGCTATCCAAAAATCCCTCAAGAGAAACCCCGTCAACATAATCACTCAACTTCCCAACACGAATCAGGCCCCAAGACCACACCCTGCAATCATTCTCATCTGTCGTAGTCTCAAAGTCAGCCACATAATTGGGTAACTTCTTGTGGGACTTCCTAATCCCTAGGGCCCCGGCGGCGGCGGTTTCGCTTGTTGATTGGCGAACCACTGAAATCATCCTCCGGTTTAATCTTAATGCCCTTAATTTCCTTCAAAAGGGACTTAATTTCAGAATTAGCGTCCTCGACGTCGTCATACCACAAATCTTGCCCCGCATTCTTACGATCATAATAACCCTCTTTAGCTGCCTCGTACATGAGGGAAAGTTGATTGGCAAAATGGTCGTTCACAGTCCACATCAACCATAAAACATCATCTGGAATGTCAGTGAGAACATCGTAGAGCTCAGGATTGCCAATGACATCGAGCATAGCCGCAATCTGCTGCTTAGCCGCCGTCAGCCTCTCCCCCTTGCCCTTGACCGTAAGCCCATGCAAAATCTTCTCAGTCCTAGCGCGCATAGCCTCAGCGGACTCGAAGGACGAAGGGCGCTTATCGGGATTCATCCTCTCGAGGGAGTAACTGGAACCGCCGTGCAAGTAAGTCTTCTTCGGACGAAAATCCCTAATCCAATCACCGACAGTGGCGTCACCGAGAAAAGGAATTTTGGTGCCACTTACGCTGCGTTCATAAGCATCGATATCAGCATTGTATCTACGAACGGCATCACGATATCTACGAACATCCTTATCAGAAATGATGTTGCCCTTGCGGTCAGTATGATACCACACACTACTGCTATTATTGAATTCGTTAAGCCGTTCAAGCTCTTTTCGTGCATTCTTGAGAGTAACTCTACCAACTGCCGATTTCCCCAGCGGATCAAACTTAGTCCCCCTAATATCCGCCCCGTCAAGAGACGTGGCCATCTTATACATCTTACGAATCGCCCGATCGCGTTCAACCTGCAACATTCCCCGTGCGACATCGAGCTCACTGCGATGCTCGCGATTCCTAACAGTCTTAACCGATTCAGTCTTAACCGACGCTGTCTCCCGCGACAACGTATCCGGCAGACCCAAATTCCCACCAGACAAAAACGCATTAATCGTACCCGCCGTATTCCTAACATGCCTACTGGCACGCTTAAACGACCGATAATGCTTACCCCAATGACTCTTCACCATAGCAATACCCCCCGCCCCCTATAGGGGCAGGGGGCATCGTCATTCTATCGGATTACGCCAACTCGAGCGTCGTGTACTCCCTGTCCTTCCCAGACTTAGCAGTACTCACCTTGACCCTCACAGCCTCCGGCCAAGAACGCACATCCCCAAGGACATCGATGAGGCGCTGAACCTGAGAAGACACCGTAACCGAGGTCGTCCCATAGGCCTGACCGGACTTATCCACCAGGATGACGGTCTTGCGGGACTCAAGCTCCCCAGAGGATGTGTCAACGACATCCTCCTCAAGGATGACCACATCTCGAATCTCGATCGTCTTACCGCGAAGGGACTTAAAAGGAAGGGCATTGGCCTGAGCGTTGAAGAAGGCCTTCAGGCCGGAGAAGTCGTCGGAGAAAGAAGTGTAAAGAACAGTCATGATGATTTCCTTTCAAAGATTTATCTACTAAATAAGGTGCTATTAATGGTATTCAATGCCGTTAATTGTTTTGCTTATGTGCTCCTTTAATTAAAACAATCCTGGTTGAACCGAATCGTCGTCTACTACAACAAGTTTCCCCTTCTGAGACAGTGTGGCACAAATAATTTCAGATACACTGTGGTCTAACGAAAAATGTTGATATTTTCTATAGCCCTTAACGTCTAACTGTGTAACAACACTGTCGTGCCCCAACCACATATTAATCTTATCCGGTGAACGTGCCACCTTGTAAATTATGTGATTCGACAAAGAAGTCTTGTAAGGAAGTACTCCGTGACTGGTGTACTGCAACTTGTCGTCGTAATATCTTACGCGAAAACCATGAGGATAAGCAAAATCACGCCAATCCACAACAACCAACCGCCAATCCTCGGAACCGCCCTAGCCGCCATCATCCCAGCAGCCACACCGACAGCAACATCCCCCTTAGACAAGCCCCTGCCAACATCAGCGCACTGACGACCAGCGTAACGAACAGCACGCTGCTCAGCCAACTGTCGCTCATACTCATCCGCCCCCATCTCCATATCCATGTAAATCCACTCGCCATTAAGATTCTTCCACATCGTCGTGCATTCCCTTCAAGAATTGTTCTAGTAGATCGAGCGTTTCAAAAATATCCGTATAATGAACATCGAACTGAAGCCATTTATAGAAGATTGTGTAATAGTACTCATCTCGGTCCTTAATAACGACTTTCTCGCCAGAAATAATGAACGAAACCTTATCTTCATATTTATTTGAAAAATAGTCAGTCCAGTATCCAATAACAGCTTTGAGCTTGCGAGACAAAGAAGTCTTCTTTCTGTGTTGTAAATTAAGCGCAATCTTGATTTTGCTAGCCATTTTTCACACCAAGTAGTTGTAAAAAAGCTGAGTAAACACTATCCAGCTCGTCGTCCCCAGGTTGAGAAATATACCGCACCACGTCATCTTTAAGGCAAATAACCCACGACAGATTACACCCAGTGGGCTTGACTGCGACCGTAAAGTCGGCCCATCTAAGCTTAATAGGCTGCCTATGCTTGATAACCTCTTGCATAAGACATATAAATAGATCTTTCTGAATCAAGTCGGTTCTCTGTTCTTTGTGGGAGTTGATTTCATCTAGAGCTTTACCGAATAATGTAATTCTCTGTGAATATGTGTCTGTGTTTTTAAATCGAAGCGCAATATCGTTCTCTGTTTTAATGATGTGCCAAATTTCGACATTAGGCAATCTTTGCACGTGAACGTCGTACCCTTCGTACTGGTGGCGTAATATATCAATTTTCTCTATCATTAATAGGCCAACAATATAAGCTATATTGTGGTCGTTGGCCCAGCAGATGAATTCAA